CATCCGATTTGAGCCATGTCAGAACCGTTGACAGCATATCTGTCTTTTAGAATGATTGGCTTGTTTTCGAAGATGTTATCTTCAGCTTCGATAGAGCCATCCATTCCTGTGCTTCCTTTTCCAAACTCAGAACCATATATGAATGCAGTTACTGTAGAACCAGTAGTGATTGAAGGAGTAGCAGCATAAGCAGCAACAGTAATCGTAGCACCAGATACACCAGTTACAATAACTTTATCAGTTTTGCTAGAACCAGCAGCCTCATCAGCAACAACAAGAGTTTGTCCAACTCTTACTGGAACAGATGCAGGAGAACCAGCTACAACAATA